CAAGAAAACAAGTTATTTCAACCTATTTCTTAATTTCTTTAGCACATATACAAACTTACGAGGTATTATTAATTTAATACCTCTTTTTTATTGGCAATGGTTTCTAAAAATAGTATGGAGTCTATTAAAAATATTTATGGAAAACGTAACCCAAAAAGTCATATTGAACAGCGTTGTCAAAGACTCTATACAAAACAATTAGACGGATTATCCACAAGACAGTTAGTTTTACAGCACGCACAAAGAGAAAGTATCTCCGAAAAAACAGCTTGGTCGGATTGGAAAACCGTAACCAAGTGGAACTCGCAAGATTTAGAGCGAGATCGAGTCGATATACTTTCTCGTTTGCATAGTATGAGGCAAAGATTATTTAATGCAGCTTTGAAAAAGGGACAATTACAAACAGCACATATGATTTTAGATTCGCTAGGTCGAGCAAATGGAGAAACTCAAGAAGCGGTAAATGTAAATATGCCACCGAGTTTAAACATTCAAATTGAGAGCAAGGAATAACATTCAATTTTTGCATTCAATTTTTTGACATTCAATATTTTTACTTGACTTTTGCATTCAATTTTTGCTGACCTGGACCCGCCCCTGGCAGTTACCTGGTAGTTCACCTGGTCTCAAACCTGGTTTCCCCCTGGTCGCAAAAAAACATTCAATTTCGAGGGTACTAAGACATGCAACTTCTGGAACGGAAGGCTTACAAGCGATTCTGAAGGGAGCAAATCGCAAAAAACCATTCAATTTCCAGCTGACCAGGTGGTTTCCGGGTGTTTACCTGGTCTTGTCCTGGTGTTTTCAGGCAAAAAAAAATGGGAGATGCCGACACATCTACCCATTTGAAACCAATTAACACCCATGTTTTAGCATGAAGAGGGTTTACCACTCCCTCTCTTATATTATAGCAGTTATTTTTCTAATTGTGCAACTTTTTCTTCAAGAATTTGGATTCTTGCTTCGAGGTTAACAATTAGTTGCTGAACATTCTCGAATAAGGTGGCGGTTCCGTTGTGTGTGAACTCTACCCCTTTGGTCAAGTTTGCCAGGCTTTCACCCAGGCTTTTAACTGCCAGGGCTTGTGGTACGAAAACTTCGTCAATTAGTTGGACGAGCCTGCCGTTTGTTGCTTTTTCGTTGGCGTCTAGTGTTTCGAGTACTTTTTTAAAGTCTCTTTCGTTGGATTGTGTCATAAGTTTAGAAATAAAAGGAGGCCGAAGCCTCCAGGTTTACTGATTTGGAAATTGGTTCGCTGCCCAGGTTGCGTATGGTGAACTGATCACCGCACCCTGGCTTTCGCCTTGATCTGTCCAGGTTTGGTAGTAGCCAACCGTGTTACCGTTGACGTCCCTTAAAGGGAGCTGGCTTTCTTGGAGTTTGTCCAGGTATTCCAGGCGATCAGCCAGGAGTCGTAATATCCTGGCGACCTCGGTTCCTTCCTGGCAACTGAATGCCTGGTTGTCGGTGTTGATTTTGACTTTAAGCATAGCAATAAGAGTGAAAGAGGAGCCGAAGCTCCTCGTTGTTTACATGAATTTTGAAATTGGAGTCGGTGTGAAGTGAATATCACGCTCGATACCAAGTCCGAGAAAGTTAGTGAAGCCTTCAAGTTGGTCTAGGGTGAAATACCCTAGCTCCTTGTATTCTCCATCAACTAATCCGAAGAACTCCCTAGTTTTTGGGTCGTATTCGGTAGCATACCAAGTCCAACTACCGCATGGGTCGAAGAACTTAGCATATGCTATGGCCTCGTCACCCTTGCCGTCTTGTTCGTATAAGGAAGGAAGCTTTTTCTCAAGCTCCTTAGTTAATAACTTCATGGTCTAGTGTACTCCCAATTAATTGTTGAGTAATCTGTCATGGCGTCCCTTTGATGGGCTCCCCATGTACCAAGTAGTAAAAGAACTACTGACATAAAGGTTAGATAACCTAGTGTAAATTTCATAGCAATAAGAAATAAAAGAGGGGTTTGACCCCCTCGTGGTTAGTAAAAGCCAATACCGTTGGCGATCTCGTGAAGAAGTTGCTCGTAAGCTTTCTTCTCTATGAAAGGGTCAAGAGGATTCTCTTGGTAGAGTTCCTCTTGAATTTCCTCGTATCGAGTCTCCTTCCAAGAATCCATATAGAGGTTACTCATAGTAACCCCAAATCCTCGGCGACTTCAAGCTGTCGATCTTCGTAGGCGTCCTCACATTTGGTGCGGAGTTCGTCCTCTAGATCTTCGAGGGCTTGTTGATCGTTTGGCTGTATGCCTCGTGATCTTGCTTCGTCATCTATGAAGTGTTCCCACTCCGACCCATAACAGATCGGAGGGTTGAAGGAGTGGCGGTAGCTCATACGGTGGTCTCCATTTCTTTAACTAGACGTTTGGCTAGTTTTTGCTTGTCCTCGTCCTTGGCGTTCCATCTGATGTAAGACTCGATGGCCTCTACGAGTAGAGGTCGAAAGGCATCAGATCGAACATCAAAGTCGATTTTGTCACCATCTGAGAGAGTGACAGACAAGCCATAATCTGAAAGATTAAGAGACTGAACACCAGAAAAGGTGTAAGTTGCTTTAGGTTTCATAGCTGAAAAATAGTATGTAATTTTCAAGGTTCGTAAGCTTTCGCTTACTCCTTTATTATAGCAGATAACTCCTATATTACACCAGTAAACCCTCTATTTGTAACAAAACTTAACATAGGGGGGTAGTGTTGTAAAAAATTTTTTTTATTTTACCTAGGCGGGGAACCTACTGATACAACACGAAATAAGTTGCTGTTATGATAATAGAGGTTATTATTTTTATATGGCAGTAGCAGAACCGTTAAGTTTGCGTTGGGCTCAGGGGGAGGTATTCAAAGCTGATGAAAGGTTTAGGGTGCTTGTAGCTGGAAGAAGATTTGGTAAAAGTTATTTAAGCTGTGTTGAATTATTGAAAGGAGCTATTGCAAAGCCGGGAGAAACATATTTTTATTGTGCACCTACTTATAGGATGGCGAAAGACATTGCATGGAAAACATTGAAGAAGTTAGTGCCTAGACAATGGATAAAGTCTAAGAATGAAACAGATTTAAAGATTGAGTTAGTAAACGAATCAACTATTGAGTTAAAGGGAACTGAAAACGCTATGGCATTAAGAGGTCGTAGCTTGAGCGGTGTTGTTTTAGATGAAGCTGCATTTATGGACAGAGAGGTATGGTCTGAAGTTATAAGACCTGCGTTAGCAGACAAACAGGGGTGGGCGTTATTCATCTCTACACCTGATGGTACGGCAAGTTGGTTTTACGATTTATGGTGTTATGTGCCCGAAGATGAGAGTGGAGATTGGAAGAGATGGAGTTTTACTACGATTGAGGGGGGTAATGTTCCGAAAGAGGAGGTTGAAGCAGCTAGGGGTCAGTTGGATAATCGTACATTTAGGCAAGAATTTGAAGCGAGCTTTGAAAATCTTACGGGATTGGTGGCAATTAGCTTTGATGATGAGAACATTTCGTCCGAAGCACAGGATTTACATATGTTACCGCTATATATGGGGGTGGATTTCAACGTTGACCCGCTTTGTGGCATATGTGCGGTCAAAAGTAATGAAAATTTGTATGTTTTTGACGAAATTATCTTACGAGGAGGTGCAACAACATGGGATTTTGCCGAAGAAGTGGTAAATAGGTATGGTGTTGACCGAAGAATTATTACTTGTCCCGACCCTACGGGTGGTGCTCGCAAAACAAGTGGTGTTGGACTTACAGACCATACGATTTTACGAAGAAGTGGCTTTACTGTGTCTAGTCCGAAGGCTCCTTGGAAGATTCGAGACAAAATTACTGCTGTAAATACAGCATTATTTGATGCAGCTGGTGATCGAAGGACATTTATTCACCCAAGATGTAAAGAATTGATAAAATCACTCAGAACTCTTACATATGCACCAAATACGGGTATGCCAAATAAGAATTTAGGAGTTGATCACGCATTTGACGCTTTCGGTTATCTTTGTTTGCAACAATTTAACTTGGCAAAACCAGAGACACTCGGCCAAACTTCGTTTAGAATATATTAAGAGTTTACTTTTTTACTATG